ACTCGGTGCCTTGCGTATGACGATATGCTGCAGGCGAAGGTCACTATTCATGACACGCTGGCGCAATACCTCGACGCGCGTAACTTTCCCGGCGGAAACCCGACGGCAGATGCCACGCAGGAAAAACTGCAGGTCTGGTATATCGACGCGAAAACCTCTGAAACCAGTGAGGTGGTGGAGTTCGCGTTATCGAGCCCCATGGATTTGCAGGGACTGATGATCCCGACACGCCAGCTTCATTCCCTCTGTACCTGGTGCATCCGTAATAAATACCGTACCGGTGATGGCTGTGATTACACCGGGACGCGATATTTCGACAAAAACAACAATCCCGTGGATGACCCGTCCCGCGATGAATGCAACGGCACGCTGACCGCCTGCAAACTGCGGTTCGGTGAAGGTAACGAGCTGCCGTTCGGCGGCTTCCCGGGCACTTCTTTGATCCGGAGCTGACATGCGTAAAAAGACCATCGCGGACATTATGGCCCACGCCGAAGCGGAATATCCCCGCGAGTGCTGCGGGGTGGTGGCACAGAAAAGCAGAGTGGAAAAATATTTCCCCTGTCGTAATCTCGCTACTGAACCCACAGAACATTTTCACATGTCGTCGGAGGATTACGCCACGGCGGAAGAGTGGGGCACGGTCACCGCCATCGTGCACAGCCATCCGGACGCCACCACGCAGCCGAGTGAAGTGGATAAGGCGCAGTGTGATGTGACGGCGCTGCCCTGGCATATCGTCAGCTGGCCGGAAGGGGATTTACGGACCATCATGCCGCGGGGCGAAATTCCGCTGCTGGAGCGTCCGTTTGTGCTGGGAGTTTACGACTGCTGGGGGCTGGTGATGAGCTACTATCGCCTGACGTACGGTATCGAGCTGGCGGATTACCGCGTCGATTACCCCTGGTGGGAGGATCAGTACCCGGATAATCTTTACCAGGATAACTGGTACGAATGCGGGTTCCGGGAGTTCACCGGCGCGCCGCAGCCGGGCGACGTGGTGATCATGCAGGTTCAGTCGAATAAGTGGAATCACGCCGGAGTATTGCTGGAAGGGAATATGCTGTTGCACCACCTTTATGGTCACCTCAGTCAGCGAGTGCCGTACGGTGGCTATTGGTTAGAGAGGACGATGAAAGTTTTAAGGCATAAGTGTAAATTCATGTAATTTAAAGTTTGATGTGCCACATGCTTGGTAGTTTAGCATCGCCCTGTTATGATTATTTTATTTGGAATAATTAGGGGGTAAAATGGAATTTATTATATTGTCAATGCTGCTTGGCTTGATTCCGGCTGCGATCGCTAAAAGTAAAGGGCGTTCCTTTATTGGGTGGTGGATATATGGTGCTGCGCTATTTATCGTTGCTATAATCCATGCGGTACTAATCAAGCCTGACAACAAAAAAATTGAATCGCGGAATGTTAGTGATAAAAGTTTAAAGAAATGTCCTTATTGCGCTGAGTATATAAAATATGAAGCCATTAAATGTAAGCATTGTGGTAGTGATTTAGAAAATGACGTAAATTTAGATTCGTCAGATATGGATGATAAATGGCTCCCGAGTGTTTATTTTAAACGTGAGGCAGGATCATTTGCCCTTGACAAGCTTGCTGTTGAAGAGTTGGTTAAGAAAATTAAAAGTGAAAGGGCTGCGGTTTCAGAGCTTATTAGCCATGGCGCCTCGGTTGAACTTTCAAAAGAACAACTTAAGCATAAGTATCAAGTTAAAATAGATCGGCTAATTGCAGGGCTTCCTATTGAAATTAGGCCGCTGTTTATTGAACATTATGATTCACTTTTATAATGACCAAACAACAAAAAGCCCCATAAGTGGGGTTTTTTTATGGAGGTATATTATGCAGGAAATAACAACGAGGATTGAGTTGGGCGGAGTTCTTGGCAAGCAATTTGGTAAAACGCACTATCGTTTAATTAGCACTATTCATGAAGCCCCACGTGCGCTGGCCGCTACGATTAAGGGCTTTGAACAATTTATGATTTCAAGTCACCGGCGCGGGCTAACTTATGCAGTGTTTCGTGGAAAAAAGAATGTCGGTGAAGATGACCTCGGTTTTCCGGTTACTGAAGAAATTATCCGTATTGTTCCTGTTATTCTTGGAAGTAAAAAGGCAGGAGTGCTGCAAACAATATTTGGTGCTGTGCTGGTGGCAATATCAATCTGGATGCCCGGCATCGGGATTGCTGCAAGTAACTTGATGTTTGCGGCTGGCGCAGCAATGACTATCGGTGGCGTGACACAGATGATTTCTCCTCAGCCAGGAGGTCTCTCGAGCAAACAGGATGCCGATAACCGGGCATCTTATGCGTTCGGCGGCGTGACCAATACAGCTGCGCAGGGTTATCCGGTACCCATTGGCTACGGAAAACGCCGTATTGGTGGCGCGATAATTTCCGCCGGGATTTACGTCGAAGATCAGCAATAACCCCCCCACCTTTTATTTCCTCACAGTCACCGCCGCCTGGCGGTTTTTTTATGGGCGCAACATGGCAGAACTTATCAAAGGGCGCAAAGGCGGCGGCTCCAAACAGCGCACGCCGACGGAACAGCCGGACGATCTCCAGTCGGTGGCAAAAGCGAAAATCCTGCTTGCCCTGGGCGAGGGGGAGTTTGCTGGTGGGCTTACAGGGCGCAATATTTTTCTGGATGGTACCCCGATTGAAAACCCGGACGGCTCCCGGAACTTTTCCGGCGTCGCCTGGGATTTCCGTCCCGGTACCCAGGCTCAGCCCTATATTCAGGGCATGCCGGGTTCTGAGAATGAAATCAGTGTCGGCACGGAAGTTTCAGGCACCACAGCCTGGACGCGCACGTTTACCAACACGCAGTTGTCTGCCGTTCGCCTGCGTATCAAATGGCCGTCACTTTACCAGCAGCTGGATAACGGGGATCTGGTGGGCAATTCGGTTGCCTATGCAGTTGACCTGCAGACGAATGGTGGAGCGTGGCAGACTGTTATCAGTACGGCGGTAACCGGAAAGACCACCACGGGTTACGAGCGCAGCCACCGTATTGACCTGCCGCGTGGCGCCAGCACCTGGACATTACGGCTTCGCAAACTGACGCCGGATGCCAACAGCGCAAAAACTGGCGACACCATGACGCTGCAGAGCTATACGGAAGTCATTGACGCCAAGCTGCGTTACCCGAACACCGCGTTGCTGTATATCGAGTTCGACTCCAGTCAGTTTAATGGCAGCATACCGCAGATTTCATGCGAACCGGCCATGCGCGTTATCCGTGTTCCCGATAATTATGACCCGCTGACGCGCACCTATACCGGCACCTGGACGGGCGGGTTTAAATGGGCCTGGACAGATAACCCGGCGTGGATTTTTTACGATATCGTGGTCGCCGATCGCTTTGGTCTGGGCCACCGGCTGACGGCGGCCAATATCGATAAATGGACGCTGTATCAGGTGGCGCAGTACTGCGATCAGATGGTACCGGACGGGCGGGGCGGGAACGGCGTGGAGCCACGCTATACCTGTAACGTCTATGTGCAGGACCGCAACGAGGCTTATACCGTGCTGCGCGATTTTGCCGCCATCTTCCGGGGCATGACGTACTGGGGCGGTAATCAGATTGTGGCGCTGGCAGACATGCCGCGCGATATTGATTACAGCTACACCCGCGCCAACGTGGTCAACGGCGAATTCGTTTACTCAAGCAGCACCACCAAAACCCGTTACACCACAGCGCTGGTCTCTTATTCCGACCCGGCTAACGGCTACGCCGACGCCATGGAGCCGGTGTTTGAACAACCGCTGGTTGCGCGTTACGGATTTAACCAGCTTGAGATGACCGCGATTGGCTGCACCCGGCAGAGTGAAGCAAACCGAAAGGGGCGCTGGGGGATCCTGACCAACAACAAGGACCGCATCGTCACTTTCTCCGTTGGGCTGGACGGTAACATTCCGCAGCCGGGCTATATAATCGCTGTCGCTGATGAAATGCTGTCCGGTAAAGTCACCGGTGGGCGCATCAGTTCGGTAAACGGGCGCGTGATCACCCTCGACCGCGTGCCGGATGCCAGGCCGGGCGATCGGCTTATTCTCAACCTGCCTTCCGGCGCGTCACAGGCGCGGACAATCCAGGCAGTTAACGGCCAGGCCGTTACGGTCAGTATCGCTTACGGAGAGATACCGCAGGCGGAAAGCGTATGGGTAGTGGAATCTGACGAACTGTATGCCCAGCAGTACCGGGTGGTGAGTGTCAGCGACAATAGCGACGGCACATTTACCATCTCAGGCGCGTTTCACGATCCGGATAAGTATGCCCGCATCGATACCGGGGCCATCATTGACCAGCGTCCGGTAAGCGTTATCCCACCGGGTAACCAGTTCCCCCCGGGTAATATCGCCATCAGTTCTTACTCGGTGGTGAATCAGGGCATCAGCATTGAAACGATGCGCGCCAGCTGGGACCCGGCACCCAACGCCATTGCGTATGAGGCACAGTGGCGGCGTAACGACGGGAACTGGGTGAACGTTCCGCGCAGTTCTACAACATCGTTTGAGGTGCCGGGCATCTATGCAGGGCGCTACCTTGTGCGCGTACGCGCCATCAACGCGGCGGAGATTTCCAGCGGCTGGGGATACTCGCCTGAGAAATCGCTGACGGGCAAGGTGGGCAACCCGCCGAAGCCGATCAACTTTACAGCAACCGGCATCAACTGGGGCATCCGCCTGAGCTGGGCTTTCCCGGCTAATACGGAAGACACGCTGAAAACGGAAATTCAGTACACGCCACGCGAAGACCACGCCGACCCGCTGTTGCTCTCCGATGTGCCATACCCGCAGGCGGAGTACACCCAGCTCGGGTTACGTGCCGGGCAGATTTTCTGGTACCGCGCGCAACTGGTCGATAAAACCGGTAACGAGTCCGGCTGGACGGAGTGGATCAGGGGAATGGCCAACGACCAGGCTTCCGACTACCTGGAGGATATCGCAAAAGACCTTCTGACGTCTGAGGACGGCGCGCGCCTGACAGAGCAGATCGATTTCAACCTTGCGGGACAGATGCAACTGACTCTGGCACAGGTGGAGAATGCGCAGATCCAGTATGAGCAGGTCGGCGCCGCGCGTGCTGAGATATCGCGTGTACAAATCACCCAGGCCGATGCAGAGAAAGCGTTTGCACAGTTCCAGGAGCTTGTGGCCGTTCAGTTTGGCGACGCTGCTGCGGAAATCAGTGAGGTTAAAACCGCACAGGCAACAGCGGATGAGGCGTTCGCTGAATACCGGTTGTCAGTGGCGGCCGACTTTAACGGCGTGCACAGCAGCATTACCACCATTCAGAGCGCGCAGGCCAGCGCAGAACAGGCCTTTGCCCGGTATCAGCAACAGGTCGCCACGAAGTTCGGGCAGCAGGAAGCTGCCATTAACGAGAAATACACAGCTTACGCGGATGTTGCCAGCGCCAATGCGGTTTACACCCTCCGTACGGGCGTGAAATACAACGGCAACTACTACGACGCCGGGTTATCAGTGGCGGTTATGGCGGATGGCTCAGGGGTAAAAACCCGCGTGGCGATTAATGCCGATCAGTTCGTGATGTTGTCGGGGCAGGGCGGCGTCATGTACTCGCCTTTTGCCATCGTTAACGGCCAGGTGTTTCTGAGCTCCGGATTTATCCAGGACGGAACGATCACGAATGCCAAAATTGGCCAGTACATTCAGTCCAACAACTGGGATGGATCCGGCAATGTGGGCTGGCACATTAACAAAAGCGGGTTTGCGTGGCTCGCGGGCGTAACCGTCAGGGGAACCGTGTATGCCGAATCCGGCTCCTTCAGGGGCTCGGTTTATGCGACTGATGGTGAGTTCAGAGGCACTGTCTACGCCAGCGGAGGCAAATTTACAGGGACGGTGGAGGCAGTCAACTTTATTGGCGATGCGGCCAACGGCATGCTCTTTGATGATGCCCCGAATGGCTATGTGCGGTCCTTCCGGTATGTGGACAGCGCAACATTCAACCTCGCAAAACAGGTGGTCGTGTTAATGAACGTCAGGGTTCAGGGAGCCAACAGCGGTTCTGTCGGGGCGATTGCCACCATAACGATAAATGGTGTCTCAAAGTCATTTAACTTTAACACCCCTGGTTCCGGGGTGTTTACGGCAGCAGTCATGCACAGCGTGCGCACCTCCGAACGGGTAATCAACGCATCCTGCGTAGTGAACGCAGATCAGCAACTGCCGGGCGCGGGCGCGTCGATATCCTCACCCACCATGCTCATCCTGCGCGGCTCCGGCTCATTCGAGCAAATCACGTAAACCAACCCGCTCCGGCGGGTTTTTTATTGCCTGTAATCAGGAGACATTATGTCCGCAGGAACCCTTAAACTGACCAACAATTCGACGGCGGTTGTTGGTACCAGTACGTTATTCACCACGGATTTAAAACCGGGCGATTTTATCACCGCGACTATCGGCGGCGTGCTGTACACCCTGCCGGTTGATACCGTCACAAGTAACACGGCCGCCACGCTGGTCAGCCCCTTCACCGGCCCGACAACCACCGGCGCGGCGTGGGCAGCAGTACCACGTAAAACAATGAACCAGGTTCCTGCCGAACTGGTCGCACAGTCGACCGAGGCGCTGCGCGGACTGCTGGCTGAAAAGGGCGTCTGGACAAATTTTTACACGGCACCGGGCGACATCTCTGTCCAGCTGAGTCAGGCAATGCCGGCAGTCACCGGACCGGGCTGGCAGAAAATGGCCGGACTGGTCGGTTCCTCTCAGCAGTGGCGCGGCAATCTGCCCGCTGCAGCAAACCTGAATGCCTACGGACCGACTCCCGACTTTACCGGGACCTGGAACCGTTCATCAAATACCAACACCACTGCCGCGTACGGGTTCCCGGAGGACAACGGGCAGGGGATTCTGGAAGTGTTTGCCGGCGGACGCTACGGCGGGCTTCAGCGCTATACCGTCTCAACGAGCGGCAATGTTTACATTCGCTCCCTGACAGGCGCATGGAACGGGGCTGACGGGCCATGGTCCGACTGGTTGCCGGCAGGGATTCAGACGCGGATGTCGTTTTTTACCGGGGACCTGAACACGCTGAAAACACCGGGCGAATGGTCAGTTACCACGCCCTTTACCGGCGGCCCGACTGACGTGCCTGGCATTTGCGAAGTTATACCACGCCTCAACGGGACCGGACTTATTCAGCGCTATACCGCAATCTCAACTGGCGCAGCCAGTATTAACCGCACCTGGCAGCGTACGTTATCCGGAACAACGTGGTCCGGATGGGACCCGGCTGGTATTAAGCCCCTCAATGATTTGGGGATGGGGATACCTAACAGCACATTAAGCGGTCTGGACTGGCAAACCTTCAGTTTTGTTAACGGTGCAGCCTATCAGTTAAATGCCGCCAACTGGCTGAACGCGCCTTCGCCACTTGATACCTACACGACCGGGACGTTTGCCCTGAACGTGACTAACGTATCGGGTGATGTAACGGCCAGTACGGGGAATGCGTGGATACATTTCATCGCGACATACTATTCTGCAGGACTGTCACGGCGTATTTATCAGGGTGTTTTCCGTGGGCCGGTCGGTGCCAGGGTTTACCATATTGAGGAAATTTTCACGGATTCCCGTGTTATCCCGGTTGCGAATGGCGGAACAGGGGCAACTACTCCGGCCGGGGCGCGTTCCGCTATGCAGCTCGGCGACTCCGCGACTAAAAACGTTGGCTCTACAGCTGGCACCGTTGCAGCGGGCGATGATTACCGTATTAAAGATGCCGCATCTGTCAAAGGGGCCGGATTTACAGGCGTTATCGATTTTCTCAACTACACGACATCCGGAGATCCCGGAGAGGCCATCATCCTGCGCGCAGCGCACGGTGTCTCAAATCCGGGCGAGTTCTACAACAATTTCTGGAAGGCATTTGCGCCCGACGGTTCGTTCAGCCGTATGCAGCATTACACGACCTCGTATCACAGCATACGGATGGTTATTGCGGGCGCGACCGGCGGGACAGGTGTTTTCACGTTCGGCCAGACAGGGAATGCCATCGCAAGTGGATCATGGGTCAACTCTGGTTGTGATGAGCGAATTAAATACGGCATTACGCCCATTGAAAGCCCGCGCGATATTTTAATGAATATCCGGGCGGCCACATGGAAATACCGACACAAAGGTGCCGAGGGGCGTTTCGGCATTGGCGTTATTGCTAACGATATTGGGAAATATTTTCCTGATGCGGTAATCAATACCGGTTCCCGCGAGCTTGATGACGGAACAGTGGTTGATGATGTACTGGCAGTTGAGGCAGGTGATTCCGGTGCCATGGTGGCTGTGCATCATGCTGTGCTGCAGTCACTTGTCGAGGAAAATCGTAAACAACAGCTCGAAATTGAAGCACTTAAATCAAACATGGAAGAGCTGAAGAAAATGGTGGAAGGGCTTATCGCTAAATAATTCAGTCCGTTACGCCTGGCGCTTCAATTGATAGCCAAACCCGATATTGATCGGCTTAATGATTGAAACTACTGTATATAAAAACAGTATAACTATCAGGAGTCGATTTTTATGGAATTTTACACGCCAGCAGAACTGCGCGGCATTGTCGCGCTGCCGTTATACGGTGACCTTGTCCAGTGCGGGTTTCCGTCTCCCGCCGCCGACTATGTCGAACAACGCATCGATCTGAATGAACTGATGATCCAGCATCCCAGCGCGACCTATTTTGTGAAGGCGGCGGGGGATTCGATGATTGAAGCAGGTATCAGCGACGGCGACCTGCTGGTGGTGGACAGTTCCAGGACGGCGGAACACGGGGATATCGTGATCGCGGCGGTGGGCGGAGAGTTCACCGTTAAGCGCCTGCAGTTGCGCCCAACCGTTCAGCTTAATCCCATGAACAGCGCCTATTCGCCTATTTTCGTGGGCAGCGAGGACACGCTGGACGTATTCGGCGTGGTGACATACATCGTTAAAGCGACAAACTGAAATGTTTGCCCTGGTTGATGTGAACAGCTTTTACGCTTCGTGCGAAACGGTGTTCAGACCCGATTTAAAGGGGCGGCCCGTCGTTGTTCTCTCGAATAACGACGGGTGCGTTATTGCCAGGAGCGCCGAGGCCAAAGAAATCGGCATAACGATGGGTGAGCCGTTCTTTAAGCAGCGCGATTTATTCCGGCGCTATAACGTGGCCACGTTCTCCAGCAACTATGAGCTGTACGCGGATATGTCGAACCGGGTGATGACGACGCTGGAAATCATGAGCCCCCGCGTCGAAATTTATTCCATTGATGAGGCGTTTTGCGATCTCAGCGGCGTGCGTAACTGCCGGAACCTGGAGGACTTTGGAAAGGAAATCCGCGCCACGGTTTTGCAGAATACCCACCTCACCGTGGGCGTCGGCATAGCGCAGACCAAAACCCTGGCAAAGCTGGCGAACCACGCCGCGAAGAAATGGCAGCGGCAGACCGGTGGCGTCGTCGATTTGTCGAATGTCGATCGCCAGCGCCGGCTGATGTCCATCGTGCCTGTGGAAGACGTCTGGGGAGTGGGGCGGCGCATCAGCAAAAAGCTGAACACCATGGGGATCACTAACGCCTGCCAGCTGGCTGACACCTCGACCTGGGTAATCCGGAAGCATTTTAACGTCGTGCTTGAGCGGACCGTGCGGGAGCTGCGCGGCGAACCCTGTCTGGAGCTGGAGGAGTTTGCGCCGGCAAAACAAGAGATCGTCTGTTCCAGGTCCTTCGGTGAGCGGGTAACGGAGTACGAGCAGATGCACCAGGCAATCTGCAGCCACGCGGAGCGTGCGGCGGAGAAACTGCGTGGTGAACACCAGTTCTGCCGGTACATATCTGCTTTCGTGAAAACCTCGCCGTTCGCCATCAACGAGCCGTACTATGGTAACAGCGTGTCTGTAAAACTCCTTACGCCCACCCAGGACACCCGTGACATTATTAACGCCGCGGTGCGCTGTCTGGATAATATCTGGCGGGACGGACACCGCTACCAGAAAGCAGGCGTGATGCTGGGCGATTTCTTCAGTCAGGGCGTGGCGCAACTGAACCTGTTTGACGACGCGGCCCCACGACGCAACAGCACGCAGTTAATGGAAGTACTCGATCATCTCAATGCGAAGGGTGGAAAGGGCACACTTTTTTTTGCGGGGCAGGGGATCCAGCAGCAGTGGCAGATGAAAAGGGACATGCTTTCGCCGCGCTACACTACGAGGTTTTCGGATTTGCTGAGGGTAAAATAGGGAGCAATCATGGTTTGAGGTATGTCCGCTTTGAGCGAAAAGCGGAAGATCACATTTGTCATTACTGTTTGAATACAGGCCTAACATTAACATGTGATAATCTCCGGGGGGCAGGATAGGTCAGTTAGCCCTGGGAATGAAATGGGATAAGTCGTTATACTTACTTCAGGTACAAATCAAAAAATGAAACTAAGTGAATCTTTAAAAATACAGCAATTGGTATCAAAAATAGAAAACAAAACCTTTGATTACCATAGTATTGATTCAATCCTCATAAAACTGAGAGAGTTTTCTGGGGCTAACCACGTTTTCTTTGAGATTTCTAATTTTATTGCACACAACAAAGAAAGAAACGTAGGTAAATTTAGTGAATACACTAACGCGAACTTCCTTAAACTGATGTTTTTTATAAGATATAGTTATAATAAAGAAGAGTTTAATATTTCAAATGGTGTTCCATCTTGGGTCTCGGGTTTGGTCTTCGTGCTCATTTCTGAAATGAGTGAGGCTGAGTGCCAAAAAAAATTTAGGAAGAGTAAAGCAGGTATAAAAGAACGAATAAGACAGAAATTTTTAGTGAAAGATAAAGTCTTCTCAGCTAAGGCTAATGTAAAGAAAGCTGATTCAGAAAACTTGGTCACCATTCTTTCATCATATAAAATACATTCAGGTAATGTTTTTCATCCAGACGATTTCTTTGAGGAATTTGTTTCTTGCTTGAGAGAGAATGGCATTATCTTTTCAGAGGATGCTTTAAGGGAATCAAAGGAAGAAATCCTCATGTGTGTGCTTCTCCTGCTTCATCAAACTAATTTTACATATGAAACTTTTTCATCTGCATCTATCTCAATCGCTGAAGAAAATGGCCATTTATCTCTATGCGCCAGACTTAATTTAGAGCCAGCATGTGTATATATCACCGTTCTCCTAACAGATCTTAATGTAGCCGAGTGGTGTTCAAAGGATGTTTGCGAAGCTCTTAGTAGGACAAAAGAACTTCCAGAGAATGTAACACTCGATGAGAACTTCAGACTTTCATTTTTCTCTTGAGACTAAAAAACCTATTTTAGGTTCGAATTTGGTCCGAACATGTCCGAAATTTTTGCTAACTGCCTGATTTTAAAGGCATGAAAAATACTGCTTGAGTGGTTAAAAATAAAGCGATTTTGATTGTAAGTTATTGAATTATGGTAAAAGATATGAATTAAGGCGAGAAAAGGAATCGTATTCGGTCTTTTTTTATCTGTTTGATTTTCAGGCAGATTATTTTTGCTTAACCATTCCGTGGGAAAACCGCTACGCCTGAACGTTAACAACCATATCACAGACGCCCTGGGCAGCGTCCAGAGCTTTTTTTGTCGTGATTGAGAATCTGTCAGTGAAAAGAAACCAATAAGTTCTAAAATAATGACTTAGCCGCACCCTCCAGGAATATTTTGGAATCTGGATCAAATAATAATAATTTGCATTTGTCGCTATCTTGAACAGAATAATCTTATGAGCTATTGTGCCTTTCATCCCTTACAGAGCTAACGCCAACACCATGAGCGCCGGAGATAAGCGCCGGAAGGGAGACAAGAAGGCCTGCAGGAAGCAGGTTTTTTTGCTTTTACAGCTCACTTAATCTGCTAAAAAGTTCCAGTAACCTGCCTGTCTCATTCCAGAAATCATCAAATCTGCCGTTTCGTGGCCTTTCGGGCAGCCATCGCTCTCCTGCATGCGCACTATACTGTGGTAATTGACAGGAGGAGCGATGTATCAACGTATCGATGCCAGTCAGTGGCGTGCAGTCTACATTGTGGGCGATCTACATGGCTGTTTACGTGAGTTCGCGCAGGCATTGCATGGCGTACGTTTCGACCCCTGGCAGGATTTAGTGATAAGCGTCGGCGACGTTATCGATCGCGGTGAAGACAGTGCCGGATGTCTGGCGTTAACGGAATGTCGCTGGTTTCGCTGTGTGCTGGGCAACCATGAGGCGATGGCGCTGGATGCCCTGGACGGTGGTGATTACGCCTTATGGTATCTCAATGGCGGAAGCTGGTACACGCGGCTGGCAGGCGCTGCCCGCAAGCGCGCGGAAAACCAACTGATGCGGCTGAAGACGTTTCCGTTAATCATCGAACTGGTGCTGGCGGAACAGCGCATTATTATTGCGCATGCGGATTACCCCGCCGACCACTACGCGTGGCAGCAACCCGTAAAACGCATGCCGGTGCTATGGAATCGCGAGCGGCTAAGCCGGTGTATGAAAGGGGAGGTTCACTCTATTAGCGGGGCGGATGCCTTTTATTTCGGACATACACCGCTGAATGCCCGTTTCGACTGCGGAAATTTACACTACATTGATACCGGCGCAGTATTCGGCAACAGCCTCACGCTGCTGCGCCTGCAATAATTAGAAGTCACTGTATTCCTGTGCCGGGCTCCAGAAACTGTCGATGAAATCCTCTACCGGATAACAGCCGCCATGACGCAGACGTTGTTCGTCCATCGCGCGCACACATTGTTGTTCAGTATTAAATACATCCACGACGATGTCGTTACACCCGCCGTCCAGATAGCAAACAAACAAAACCAGTGCGAACAT